TGATTGAGTGTTTTTCTGCGAATGTTCTTCGGTCTTGTTTCGGTGCGTATTTAATCATTGATATATTCCTTGAAGTCTTCAGTTGTAAAAGTGGATCCTGTCATCTCATTGAGACAAGCGCATAAAGTGAAAAAGAATCGTCTCGGTGCTTTGCACTTCTTATTGAGTATCATGCTTAAGTAAGGTCTTGTATATCCCATTCGATCAGCCAAATGAGAGAAAGTATATCTCTGAGTCTTCAGAGCTTTTTTAATTTCGTCTTTCATGTTGAACTCCTTTCGAAGTCAATCATTAAATAGTTTTAAATCCTTTGTCAAGATTATTTAAAAAAAAAGATAAAAAACTTTACAAAAGAAAAGAGATCATTATATAAGAGAGATGAAAGGAGTTCATCATGAATGAATACAATTTAAGAAAACTGATCCTCAGTTGTCCCGATTTGGACGCGAACGAAAAAGTCCTTCTCTTTGCTCTCTGCTTTCGATTGGATTGGAATACTTGGAGCGGTCCCGTCTCTGTCTCCAATCTTGCTGAGTTGACATCCAACTCGGAGAGAACAGTCCGAAGAGTGATATCGAAGTTGAAAGACAAGGGAGTAATCTTGCGAGTCTCAACACGAGATCCAGGAGCTGCTAAAAGTCGAGTCGCATTGACTAAGATCAATCTCAACTTCTTCTCTAAGTATGACAAGGTTGACACTGACAGGATTGACACTGACAAGGTTGACACTGTTAAGTATGACAAGGTTGACACTGTTAAGCATGACAAGGTTGACCCCCATACAATAAGTTACAATAATAAACAATATTCTATTAACTCATTGGTAACTGAGAACCGCGCGGAGGAGACATTGAGATGGGGAGAGATGGAGAGAGAAGAGGAGATTGAAGAAAACGACAGAGAGATCAATCAAGTCTATACATTCCGTTATCCTTCTTCTATAGTTGATCCTCAAGAAAGGATGAAAGCGGAGAACTATGTCAAAGCCAATTATCATCGATTAACTTATTCCGATCGGGAGCGAATCATGTTTCCTGATCTAACTAAACCTCAAGTCTAAGCAAAGCAAAGGAGAGAAGATATGCAAAGCTTAAACGAATCCCTATCCCTATTCCTCAAAGCAGTAAAAAAGAAAAGCGGAGGAGGAATCCCAACTAATATCGGTCGTCCTGAGTTGATCCATTCCTTCGACTTGGAAAAAGAGAATCTCTTGACTAAGGAGGTGATCATGGGAATCCCAAAGCTCAAGATCAATTTCCTTCCTTCATGTGGATACTCTGGATGTACTGCCTCCCATTCCCAAATCCATGTTAGAGAGCGAGTCGAGTTCATCGATGATCTCAAACGATATCATCCAACTATGATCAAGGGAGATGATGGAGAAGAGATTGAAGACATCTCAAAGCGTCCTCTCGGTTTAAGAGTTGAGGAGGATGGACTTTGGGTTCCTGTTCAACATCGTTATGTTTATTCCGAGCCTTGTCCATACTGCGGACGAACTAATCAATTCCTCATTCGATTCAAACAAAGCGGACTAACAGCAGCAGCAATCGATAAGCATCTCGGAAACTATCAATTCGAAGACGGATTGGAGAGTCTTGCTCAATCATTCGCAGGAAGAGAGATTAGAGGAGGGATGATCTATGGACATACAGGGAATGGAAAGACTCATCTCTTAGCCGCTCTCGCTAGGGAGATGATTTGGAGAGGGAAGAGAGTCCGATATGTATCTCATCAAAGCCTCCTGGAGAGAATCAAACAATCCTTCGACGATAAGACCGATATAAAAGATCCTCGCTATACTTGGCTTGATCGTGTCGATGTCGTCTTCTTTGATGAGCTTGGATTCTTTCGTATGAACGAATGGGGAATCCAAACGACGAACGAATTGATCCACGCTCTTTATGAGTCGAATGTTCAAGTCCTCTTCGCTTCCAATCTTTCTCCTCGCGAAATGAAAAGAAAGTTTCTCGACATCCGAAGTCAATCCAGAATCGCGGAGATGTGTAAAGACTTTCTCTTTGAGATGAAGGGGAATGATCGTAGAGGAGATGTGGAAGGATTCTTCAAATGAGTTATCAGGTCAGACATGAAGAGATAGTCAAAGAGATTAAGAGACTCCGAGATCTTCGATATACTTGGAAACAAATCAGAGACACTCTCTTCGATTGTCCCAATCCTCCTCATATCGCAACGCTCCAACGATGGACCAAAGGACATAAGTCTCCTACTCCTTCTCACGAACTCCCATTCCCAATCGTCCCAAAGTACAAGGAGGAAGTGAGAGAGGTCTTCATTCGACAGCTCCGATCGATGGGATGGACTTCCGAGGAGATCAAAGCGGAGATCAAGAAACTGATCCCATAATAACAAACGGCCAATCCTGGAGAGAAGAACAGGATCAGCCGATTGCTAGAAAGGAATAGATCACCTCCTTAGAGGGAAAGGGGATGAACACGATTAAGCTATCATCCAATAAAGCTTAAGTCAATCACGTTTCAGATTTTGAATTGTCTCGACAGCTGTCAACCGTTCTCTCATTCGATTGACCTCCGTCCATAGTTCGACTCGTCCGTCCTTACATGATTGAGTCTGAGCTTCAAGATTCTGCTGGAGAGTGTCGATCGCTTTGGATAGTCGTTCGATTTGTTCAACGGTCTTTCCAAAAGTCCGCGCTCCGTAAAAGATAAAAGATCCGATCGCTCCGAGAAGTCCGATGATGTGCCAAATGGATGAAAAGTCAATACTCATTTTGATTCTCCTTAGTGTGTATCCTCCTCTATTATATTAGATCGATCCCTTGACTCAAGTATCTTTTAAGACTATGATCTCATATGACATCATATCACTTGCAAAGAAGGGAGAAGGAGATGTCTAGTAAAGATATAGCTTTGAGAGTACCGATCAAAATGTTTGATGACCTGAATCGAATCGCAAAAAAAGAGAATCGTCCACGCGCTCGGATTATGCGAGAAATGTTAGAGCGTGGCATTGAAGAAAGGAAGATCGATGGGAGTAAATAATTTAAGTATTATTGGAAATCTTGGAAGAGATCCCGAGAGCGTCGGAACCTTTGACAAGGCGAGAGTAAGATTCTCAGTTGGAGTCAATGAAGCGATCAAGGGAGAGAAGAAGACGACTTGGTTTAATTGCGTAGCCTTCGCAGCTAAAGCGGACTATCTCCTCCGATCATGTAAGAAAGGGACTCAAGTCTATATTGAAGGTCCTCATCGATCGGAAGAGTACGAAGGAAAGACTCGTTGGTCTTTATACGTCAATAAAGTGATCGTCCTAAGTGATCGGAAGGAGTCCAACTGATGTCCAAGTCAAAGAAGAAGAAGTCAGAAAAACAACTTCATATTGAAGCGATCGATCTTTGGTTGAGAATTGGGATTGAAGTCTTGAGAGATATCCCTGAAGTGTACGAAGAAGTTGAGCAACATCTAAATAAGAAGATCGAAGAGATCCAACTCTCAGACTTGGAGGGAATATGAGTCAAGACTTGGAAGGATTAGCGGCTCGGGAGGTCTTCCTTGATTCTTTAAATAAGACAGAAAAGACCAACTCTACACGTACGCGAGGTAAATATTCCGCGGTGCTTGCTCATCAAATCTGCGATCTTATTTCGAAAGGTGTTCCTTTAAGTGCAGCAGCAAGCGGAAGCGGGATCAATAAATCCACTCTTCATCGTTGGAGGAATGAGAAGGAGGAGTTCGCAGAGATGATCGATCAAGCGATCGGAGTGAGTGAGTCTCGTCTAATCACTGAGATCTCAGTCAATGAGGATTGGAGAGCGAAGGCGTGGATCCTGGAGAGACGCTTTCCCGAACGATGGAGTAAACGAGAGCAGATCGACATGAACGTCTCCAAGTCTGAAGGATTGGAGGAGATCAAGTTGATGATGAGACAGACTGATCATTTACTCGGAATTGAGAATCGCGAGGACGGAACTGACGAAGATCCAAATCAAGACAAAGATTAATTCATAGTCGGACATGATATACCTGAGAGAAGAACAATGAATCAAAGTAGACAAAGAGAAATACATCTCCTTCATACTATAGAAAGACAAGGAAATAAAATGAATCATCATGCTAGTCGTGGATATCGATTTGAGATGGAAGTCCTCGGAGCATTTAAAGCCGCGGAAGTCTATGTCGCACATCAAGACGAGATGAGGATGATTACTGGAGAGCGCGGATATTGCGACGGATGGATGGAAGAGAAGGATCCAAGCTTTGAGAGACCGCTCAAGTTATGCGAGATTGAAGTAAAGCTTCGGAGTTGTGTTGGGAGGGAACCGAAGGACGTTCTTATTGAGACTTTGAGTGATCGTCCCGCTAAGTCATTCCTTCAACACGCTCTCCTCAAAGACCGATCCAATCGAAGACGAATCATAGTGCATGGATTCACTATGACTCTAGATGATCAACGATCTCAAGGAGTGTGTTCATATGATCAATATGGATGCGTCGGAGTCGTATATCTACATAAACAATGGAATCGCTTTGGAGAGTTCCACTTTAGACAAGCGATCCGATTCTATGACAACTTCCACTCCTTCAATAAGGATCTTTATCTCTCGACTGATTTGGATGATTACTTTGATCGATTGCATGGAGATCAATCCATCCAACCATACTTAGACATGATCAACCAAAATCGACTCCATGAGTTAACTTCACACATCTCTTTGAAATTGAATGATCACACTGAAGAATACTCAACGACTCAAGAGCTGCTCTTTATCAAGACTTTAAATCATCAAGTATCAATCGGATATAAAGTCCCTTTTAAGAGTCTTTCTTTAATCCTCAAGAATCCGAACGCTTCGACTTTTCTTCGTCCGTTTATGGATAAAGGATGGATCTTAAGGAATGGAAGGAATTACAAAGTCGACTTCGAAGCGATCGTCCGAGATCTCTTTGTAAGTAAGATGAAGATCAATACTGCGGACATCCTCCAAAAGATAGGACTAGACTTTAGTGAGACGCTCTAATCATCCACTTAAGGAGATGATGGAAGATCTCCATAAAGATCATTATTCACACTGGATCAATATTGCCTCGGAATATTCCAACGATCCCGAGAATCTCGTCCAATCCGCGCTCGTCCGTCTATGGGAGAAGAGAGATCGATTCGAATGGATTGATCCATGGAAGACTCATTTGATGATTAAGCAGGAGATCAAATGGATGGGAGGAGACGAGAGGAAGGCTTGGACAAAGAAAGTCTCATGGATGGAGATCCCAATCCATCTCCATTCTCTCCACCGTACGGATGAGTCTGATTATCGTCTTTATGGAGAGCAGCTCCGAGATCGACTCAAACGACATCGAAGAGGAAGTCTCGCGATCTTCTTTGATCTTCACTATATCCAAGGTTTAACCTATGACGAGATCATCGAAGAGAAGGGATTTAGTCGGACGACTCTCTTCAATCGATTCTCAGAGATAAGGAAGCTTTTAAAAGATGAACTTACAACTTAACGAACTTCAGCAAAACATAATCGCGAGGATAAGAAGGAGAGACAAAGTGATCTCCGCGCGATGTGGATGGGGATCGGGAAAGACGAGCGGACTTGTCTTCGCTCTATGGTTTATCAGTCGGATTCGTCCAGGGACTTCCTCTCTCCTCATCACAGATACTTCTCCAAGATATAGATCAGTTTTAGGACCTGAGTTGGAAAAGTGGCTCGGTCCTTTGGGATGGACTTTTAATTCTTTGGAGATGAAGTGGAGTTGTCCAATCACAGGATCCTCAATATGGTGTCGATCCTACTTCCGACCAGGAACGAGAGAGGCAACTCACAATCCACTTGAGGGATTAAACATCACAAGCGGAGTCGCATTGATCGATGAATGTCAGACTTTCCGATCCGATGAGGTCGCTCAAAAAGCTTTGGGACGTCTCCGCGCGGGTCCATCTCCAATCCTAATCCTCGTCGGACTTCCTGTCTCGGATGCTTGGTGGTGTCATCTAGCAGAGAAAGCGGGATACAATCCTCTCCTCTTTACATCCTATGTGAATCAAGACAACTTGTCGGATGATTGGTTTGAAGCGACGAAGCTCCTTCCCGAAGAGGAGCGGCTTGCGATGGTGATGAATCAGCCTCGTCCTCCAAGCGGCTTAATCTATAACGAATGGACGGAGAGTCATGTGATCGATGGATTCAAGTATAAGGAGGAGATGACTGGAAGGATCGCGATTGACTGGGGATTTAGGAAACCGAGTGTCCTGATAATGGTCTACGATGAGGAGCGGGAAGCGACTGTCATCATCCATGAGATCAATCCGCAGGAGGTCACGATCTCCCAACTCTCCAAGCTCATCCTCTCCATCGCGTGGCCTCGTAAATCAAAGGACTCCGCTCCAGGTCCTCGGATATGGTTGGATAGTGGAATCGCAGACAAAGCGGGAGCCGCTCGGAATGATCAAACGGGAAGGACTGCATTCAGGGAGATAATGAAGTCTCCCGATCAAGGAGGGATTGGACTTCCTCTTCGATATACGACCGATCCCGTATTGACTAACGTCCTTAACGGAATCCAAAAACTAAAGCGCGCCTTCGCTCGTCGCAAGTATCTTTGTACAAGAGAGGTATGGACGAGAGGAGAAAGAGCGGTCGGAAACTCATTCCGAAAAGCAATCCTCTCCTATGGATGGACTCCAACAAAGGACGAACCAAAGAAGGACGGAAGAGAGGATCCTTTGGACGCTCTTCGATATGACTGTATCATCCATCATTGGAGTGATCTCTCCACTCCATCATACTCTCCAACCTCCCGAGCGAAACGATCAGAGAAGAGGACTCGGAGGATCGGGAGGAAGGAATCCTTTTAGATAAAAAAAAGACTCCGAACTAGATTGAATCTCAAAGAAAAAAACTACTCTCTAATCAATAGTAATAATTGTTTAAAGTAAAAAAATGATTCTAGTCGGAGTCGAGAGCGCAATTTATAAACTCTTGATTAACTTGTCAATATGTTTTATCTTCTAGATTAAAGAATGATTTTGATTGAAAAATTGGAATCTTTGGAAATAATATAATAAAGTCCTTTGTTCTTATAGAAGAGGATCAAGCATGAGTAACGAGCAAGACGAGAGAACTCCCGATCATCTCAAAGCGATGTATCCAAGATTTAGAACTCGCGGTATAAGTGGGACTCAAATCTCGGGAGGGAAGATCACAGGCAAGGAACGCAATCCAAAACTGACGGGACTTAATTGGGTCCAAGAAGCGGAGGATATGCTTGCGACTGATCCCGTCGTTCGTCGATCATGGCATATGTTGAGACAGACTCTACTCTCTGCGACTTGGAGATTCGTTCCAGGAATAGCAGGAGATGAGACCTCGGAAGAGCTTGCACGCTTTGCGAATGAAGCTTATGGATTCGATGGATACGCGGGACAGATGTCGACCTCTTGGGAAGAACAATTAACTTATCTATGGGAGTTCGTCCCTGTAGGCTATCGATACGCAGAAGAGATTTATAGAGTCGGTCCTGATTCAAAAGGGAAAGTCCGCGTATGGTTGGACTATTACGCAGATCGGGAACCTTCCGCGCATAATCGTTGGTTGAGTCGAGATGGACAACATCTGGATGGAGTCCTCCAAAATGTAGTTGGATATACATACACTCCCGAGCCTATTCCATCCAACAAACTTCTCCTCCTCACATTGAATCGGACGGGATCAAACTTCGAAGGAATCGGAATGCTTCGTCCTGTTTGGTGGTGGTGGAGAACTAAGCAACGAGTCAGTAACTTAATGTGTGTCGGTTTGGAACGTTGGGCCTTACCTACTCCCAAAGTCAAAGTCGATCGATCACAAGCGGAGATGCAAGGATTAACCGACGCAGATCTAAACGTGATGATTGAGGAAGCCGCGGATCAAGCGGAAGCCTTCCTCGCAACTGAGCTGTCCTATCTCGTCGAGTCTCCTGTAATCCAATTCGATTCATACTCGACAACTCCATATCTATATTCCCAAGGTCCACTCGACATAATCAAAGAATGCGACAATCAAATCTCTCAAGCCTTCCTCGCTCAATTCGCTAATCTTGGAATCAGCGATACAGGATCGCGATCGGTTGGAGAGGTCCATCTCTCTGTCTTCCGAAGAGCTGCTATCAATCTTTGCGATATCGTAGCCGCTCAAGTATCGGGAGTAGATCGAAGAGGAGGAGGAACGATTGGACGGTTGATTCGTTGGAACTACGGAGCGATTGATCCAAGTAAACTTCCTCGTCTAACTCATACGGGATTAGATACTGACGATCTCGCAGAGTCTTTGGGAATGCTTCCAGGTCTTGTCCAATCAGGTCTCTTGACTCCCGATGATGACTTGGAGAGAGCAATCCGAGAAAGACTTGGAGCGGGAGAACTTCCCGAAGTCGCAGAGCGAACGCCTTTGGAGCGATCAATGCCTAAAGGAGGAGGAGTCGCATCCTTAGCAGAAACTCTCCTCAAACGAAAAGGACGAGACTATGGTCAAGAAGATTAGACTCAAAGCAAAGAAGAAGAGGACGGAAGCGCAGACTCCCGCTCCTCCCAAAGACAGAGTAAGAGGATCGAAGAAGAATCCCAAAGGAGCGGCAAGCGGCTCCCGAGGAGGACTCAAGATTCCTCAGTCTTCCTTAAAAGCTCTTGAGAACTATCGGGATGAACATAATGAGAAGTATTCTGCGAAGTCTAAACGAGTTGATCTCGGAACTCTCAAAGCAGTTTATCAAAGAGGAGCGGGAGCCTTCTCCTCCTCCCATCGTCCTCAAGTCACCTCCCGAGAACAATGGGCCTTGGCTAGAGTCAAAGCCTTCCTCAAGTTGGTTGGAACGGGAGAGAGAAAAAAGTCTTATACGACTGATCTTGATCTCCTCCCGGAAGGACATCCCCAAAAAAGCAAAGCGGAAAAGAAAGCGGAGCTTTTAGCAATCCCTAAGAAGTATGATCATATCGACTTTACTCCTCCCAAAGGAGCGCAGGAGGCAGGAGAGCGCGCTTTAGAAGTCAGAGCATCCAAGCCAGAATCCCAAAGAGGGATGACAGCCGTCGGAATCGCGCGCGCTCGTGATCTTGCGAATGGGAAGGAACTATCTCCCGAGACCGTCCGTCGAATGCTAGCCTACTTCACAAGACACGAAGTCGACAAAGAAGGGAAGACTTGGGACGACCAAGGAAAAGGATGGCAAGCTTGGAACGGATGGGGAGGAGACGCTGGATTTACATGGGCGAAGAAAGTAGTTAATCAAATGAATGACGCAGATAAAAAAGCGCAATCTCTGAGAGCTTATTCCGAAGCGAATATCCTTGGAGAGGCGCATCCTGTTTATGACGTTCCCGATGGATTAGTCATTGGGAAGCCGTTCAAGACTTTATCCCTCGGACAAGTCTCCTCTCGTATGAATGGAGACGCGATTGGAAAGGAGATCGATCAAGACCTCCTCTCTGAGATGGTCCGAGTATTCCGAGAGCGACGCGAAGCCGATCCAGTAATCATCGATTGGCAGCACGCGACAAGTCCATTCCAAGGAGGGACTCCCGCTCCTCCCGAAAGCGGAAACGCTTTGGGACTCATCGTTGATCTCGACTTAAGAGACGACGGACTTTATGCAATCCCCGCTTATAACGAACGAGGACTCCAAGTAGTCAAGGACGCAGGAGGGATCTTATGGTCTTCTCCTGAGTATTTGCATGGAGAAATATTCACTCGGGATGGAGGAGACAAGATTGGAGACGCTCAACTTTTAGCGATCACTCTCACTCCTCGTCCTGCTCAACAACATGACAAGATTGATCGAATCACATTGAAGGAGAATCTCATGGTGACCGAATCCGATTTACAAGGAATGTCTCACGAGGATCTTGTTGATCTCGCTATGCAAAAGGACGCTATGGTCCGAAGCCTTGAAGCGAAGATCAAAGAGATGTCTCAAGAGAACGAAGCCAAAATCAATAAAGACTCTGAAGCTCAATTAGCGGAAGATGATGATCGTGAGGAGATGCGAGAAGAAGAAGAGAAACTCGCTGAACATGACGACAAAAAGAAAATGGCTGAACATGACGACAACAAGAAGATGATGGAAGACGACAAGGACAAAGACGAGAAGAAGAAAGAGCACTATAAAATGTTTGAATCTCTTCCTTCGACTCAACTCCTTTCCGAGATCCAATCTCTTCGCGAACAAGTTCAAACACTCCAAGCGGAGAAACTTGAAGCGGAGCGTCGCGAAGCTGTAGGAGCACTCCTTCGGGAAGGCAAAATCTCACCTTCTGAAGAAGAAGCGGCGAATAAAGCTTACGACTTCAAAAAGAATGGAGACGATATCTTCTGGACTATGTTCTCCGAGCGTCCCTCCAATTCCGTCGTTCCTATGAATCAAGTAGGACATGGAGCAAGCGGACAAGAGATCACCAAAGAGACAATCAATCTTAAGATCAAAGCATTATCGGAGGAAAAGGGATTGACTTATGCTCAAGCTCTTTCCGAGTTCCGACAAACTAATACTCAAGAGTTCCTCAAAGCATACGGAGTTTAAATCATGCAAACACAAAATATTGTAAAATCATATGTCGCAGCTTCGACAATCTCAGAGTTCGATCTCGTTAAGTTCGACTCGGACGGAAAGATCGCTCAATGTGGAGCCGCGGACGCGACTTCAGCTCTCATCCTTGGAATCGCTCAACGTGGATGCGCTGCGGGAGAAGTTACCGACGTACTTATCCAAGGTGTAAGCCGAGCAAAACTCGGAGCGATCGCAGCTTTCGAAAACTCTGGAGACTGCTTATTGACAGCGGCTGCAAGTGGAAAACTCGACAGCGCGGCCTCTACAAACTTTGTAGTCGCTCGTATCCTTCCTAATATCAATTCAACTGCAAGCGCGGACGGAGATCAAGGTGAAGTCCTTTTCTTCGGTCCTGTCGTCGTGAAAGCTTAAGGAGTAAACAATGGCTTCATCATATAGCAATATCCATCCAGTAGATCAGATTCTAACGAGCCTCGCCGTCGAAGCGATTCCCTCGGACAGTCAATTAATTGCTGATCAAGTTTTTGAAAAAGTAAATATCCCTGAGAGAAGCGGTACTCTTCTCATCGAAAATACTCGGAACTTCATGGGAGCGACTGATCTTGACTTGGAGCGTGCTCCAGGTTCAAGCCGCGCAATGATCGGATCTTTTGATCGTACTAACTTGACTTACAAAGCTAAGATCTACTCTGCAAGCGACTCGATCGCGATGGAAGATATCTTCGATAGTCAATATCCAGGATCTGAAGAAGCGCGTATCGTTCGTAAAGTTGCACGTACAATGAAACTCGCAAAAGAGAAACGAGCTGCGGATCTTCTTTTTGATACAGCGAACTTCACCAATAACAGCACTGTAGCCACTTTAACAGGAGGAACAGGGAACAAGTTCAACGCTGCGGGCGGTGAGCCTCTCCATGATCTTCATGTCGTTAAAGATACTGTCTTCGCGAACTCTCATGGAATCAATCCCGATTGCTTAATCTTGGGTCGTGATGTGTTCCGAGAACTCGCTCGTAATCCCGAAGTACGTGGATTTGCGGGAGCGGTTGGAAGTGGACTCGCAAGCGGAAATCGTATTCTAAACGACGAAGTTGTAATCCAAGTATTAAAGGACGTTCTTGGGATTCCTAATGTATACGTTGGAGCCGCTCGTCGTGAGACTGCGAATCCTGGAGCGACATCAAGCGAAGGATATATCTGGACAGGAGATACAATCTTCATGGGTATCCTCAAGGGATCCGACGCTGTAGTATCAAAGAGCGGAAACGTGAAGGCCATGCCTGTAGCAGCTCTTGACTTCGAATTCAGTGGATTGAGCGCGGGTCAATATGACGCTCTTGATTCAACTCGTCGATATGTATGGAATGAGGAAGTTCAATCATTCACTAAGATTGATGACTCTTTCGCGTTCTTATTGACTGACTGCCTATAAGAGGTTGAGTTAATGTTCTCCTGTCTTGACGACCACGATCATATATTATTAGCGGAGAGGATCGATGCCGATGAAAAGGCAATCGAAGACCTCACTCGTCAAGTCAAGGATCAACCTCCAATCCTAGCCAAAATCACAAAGGCGCGGATCAAAGAACTCAAAGCGGAGAAGAGAGCCGCAGATCAATTCGGAGTCGTTTATAAGAAAGCGACTCGTCGTCTCATGGATTCCCTAAAGGACGCGATTGATCAATCTTCTCCCGAAGCTCTCCTCTCTCTCCCAAAGGATCAACTCATTGAACTGATCCTCGCTGGAGGGATTGCTGAATCTGTGGAAGATTTTATAGATCAGCAAAATAAAATGTTAGAGGCAATCAACGAATCGATCTCGGTTGTCGATCCGACTTGGACTCCTCTATTCATTGAGACGGAGGTTGACTCCATAAGAGCCTTGACAGTTCAAAACGTGTTTGACGATATAGTCGTCCCTAGCGTCGCGAAGAATGTCAAGGAATCACTCCTCTCTATGGTGATCGATACTCCTCCTTCCTTAGCAATTTCCAATCTCGCTCTAACTTTAGAGAAGGGAGCGGGAACACTGCAAACGGAAGTAAGAACAAAGATCTCTCAATTCGGGAGATCAGTAAACATGATAGCCGCGGATACCGTCGGAATGGATCACTATTTATATACAGGTCCTCGGGATGGAATCACGCGCGCCTTTTGTCGTCCCTTGATCAATAAGGTCGTCGATAAAACTCAACTCGGAAAACTAAACAATGGACAAGGATTATCGGTTCGGACTTCTGGAGGAGGATATAATTGTCGTCACTCTTGGAGTCCTGTTACAGAGTCCTTTATGAAAGCCGCGGGCCTTGACAAAGCGACAGCCGCGGACATCTCCAAAGCTAACTCAGGAGGAAAGCGATGAAGAAGGCAATACTAAACAAGACCTATCTCTTTGAGTGGAACGCTCCAACTCCAATCAGTGGAACTCCTGTCTTGACTCTAGATTCAATCAATTACAACTTCTCTCAAACGAGATCCTCCGCGGCTGTCTCTGCGATTGGGAATGATCGAAGGACTTTGACGATTGCTAATCAAGCGACGGGACTCCAAAGAGATCAGATCAAAGGATTCTTAATCACGAATGGAGACACTTACTATTCAGTGAATATCAATCGAGTCGTCGGAACTTCTGCGATTTTAGCAGAGCCTCTCCCGAGGGAGATTGACTTGACGACTTCCGCTTCTTTGGAGTTCGCTCTTTGGACAACTTCCATCGCTTCGACTGCGGACGTTCTAACGACTGCAAACACTTATCCATACGTGATCAACTATACTGGAGACATCGGAGCGAACACGCATTCCAAACAAGAGAAGGGACTCTTCAAATCGACAGCTCGTCCATTCTCAACGGGATTGTCTCACGATGATCTAGTCGAGATCTTCGCTCCACTTGCTGATATGATTCCAAGGAGACAATCGGACTTCTCCAATCAAATCGAAGCCGCTCAAGATGAACTCATCCTCCAAATCCGAGATGTCGTCTTGTCGCAGGATGCAACCGAAGACGAAGTTTTCAATCCCGAGCAATTCCGATTGGCTCATGCTTATTGTACTGCGGCTCTCATCTATGAACAAAATCTTCAAATGGATGTTGCGGAGCAAATGAGAAACCGATGCTCTGAGTTAATGGAGATCGCTCTTCGATCCCTCGCTCTTGACCTTGATGGAGATGGAGTGATCGATTCGGGAGAGTTGGATCTTCGGGAGAGCGGAGGAAAGACAACGGACTTCCGCGCTTCATGGAAGAACTATCAACGATCATCCAATGACTCCTTCTTCACTGCGACAAGAGGGATGCGTCATTAAATAGGAAATCACTTCCTATTTAGAAAAGGAGTCCTCATGGGTACAGTAAAATTAAAGTTTCCAAAAAAGCTTTGGACGAAAAAGGACACAATGAGACTCGCTATGAACACGCTTGCATCCATCAAGCTTCGGACCTCCAAAGGATTGGACGCGGACGGGAATCCATTCGACTCCTATTCAGTTAAGCCAATCTATATCCCAATCGGAAAAGGGACGGGAGCGCGCCTTAAGCCGAAAGGAGGACGAGTCAGTCGGACGGGAAAGTCAGTCTTTTACTCTGGAGGATATGAAGAGTATAAGCATGAATCCCGAAAACGAGGAGGTCCCGATGATTCCGCGGAAGTGGATCTCGTCTTGAGTGGATCCTTGATGAATAATCTTGTCGTCCTGAATGCAGAGCAAACGAAGTTTACAATCGGATTGACTTCTCATGTCCAATATTATGGATATTATGTAAATGAGAAACGAGAGTTTATTGGACTCTCGGATAAGGATGTGGAGATCCTCTTCCAAACAGTCCGCGCAGAGATCGCGAATAAGATCAACAAGGAGGACAAGAAGAAATGAGTCAAGGTATATTCAAGAGTCTTGAGAAGTTGGAAGACATGATCCAAGCGATCGATCCAAAGACTGACTCCCATCAAGGCTTTGTCGCAATCCAAACAGGGAACGGAAGAACTCTTCCTCTTGATCAACGTCCCAACTCGAATCGATACTTTGAGATTGAGACGATCACTTTCGCAGAGGACGACGGACTCGCAGGATTAAGTGGAAGGAAGCGGACCTCCTTGGAGCTTAGAGTAAGATATGATATTCCAAGCGACATCGGATTCCTAAAAAGATTGATCAATGAGGATGCGTCTAAATTGATTGATACTTTGAAAGGTCCAAACTATGATTTAAGTACAACAGGGATCGTCTCTGTTATACCTGGAATCCCATCAACAGAACCTCTCTCGGATGTGAATGGAGAACTCTTTGGATTCGTCCTTCTCGTCCCTTTCGATCTACTATACTTGGAGGCATAAATGAGTGTTACACATAGATCTCTTTCAATCGCTCCCGAATCATCATTCGGATCTCTCGCA